TTGAAGATCCGAGTCTAAATTTATATCCTCCTCATCGATTAGGATTTCGTTTAAGTCTTCAGCTTCAACAAATGGGGTTAATCCTCCGACCAATCCCGCTCCCATCGCCTTGGCTGATTCCTGTGGATTCTCTAAGACAAAGGCCGCCAATTCGGCTGAATTTTCATACCGATGATTTAACGCATCAAACTCAATTGAGGAATTTACATAGTCCAAGATATCGGTGTCATCTGCTTCATCTAATAAGAGCTTATCTTTTAAAAACTTCCCCCCTTTATATAAAAATTCTCCACCACTGGCGGCTCGGGCATACCCCTCCCCCATTCCGGCAACCATAGAATCCTGTGCATAATCCATAGCGGCAGTTTTTACTCGGCCACGGGCATCCTTATTCTTCGAGTAGAATGGCATACCTGTCCTCTTGAGTGCCTCAGCTACTGGATCAAAATCTAGTTCCTCCTCAGTGTTGTCAAGAAATCCAAAAAGGTATTTTCCCGCCTCCCGAAATTGATCCGCATTTTCTGTCTTTTCGTAGGGGATTGCTTCGTCTTCAAGGCTTAAAAGTTTATCATATGGACCGGAAGGTAAAACCGAAGATACTCCAGACATTAATGGAGCAATGCCCGATTCTTTAATTCCTGGCATTGAGGTAATAGCCTTTGCCATCTGCCCCCCTCGAAGTACAGCCTTACCGCCCAAGTCTAGCAGACTGTCCACAATGCCAGGCTGTTCGGGCTGATCTTCTACCGGCTCGGGGTCATCAAAATATCCATTCTTATATGCGGAAACCTTTTCCTCATCAGTCAACTGAGAAAGCCCAAAAGGTCGAACCTGTTGCTGGACCACATTCCAAAAGTCCCGCTCTGTGGGCGGAGGTAAATCGTCAGGCCCTTCAAGGACAGTGTTTCCGATTTGTGGAATACGGGGGTGAGAGATTTCGTACTCAGCCATATCTATTTAATTTGAAATCCGCCTGGAGTTTGAGCATTTGAGTTGGGTGGAGGATTACCCTTACGAACTCCTAGTCGATTTGGTTGAGTTTGGGGTGGAGGGTTTGAGCTAGTTGTAGTAGTCCCGAAATGTTCATACAAATCCTGTGTAATGTCATTTGCCGGATCGTTAAGCCAGTCCATTGCCATTTCAACTCGTTCTTGTGGTAGCATTTTCTGTTTCTTTAGCCCTTGAATGTATTTATTTAATCTAACATCTCGATCTGCTCGTTTTTGAGCATATTCAAGCATCAGTCTATTACCTAGCTTACTATTAACCATTGAGGGACTCATGGCTTGAAATAAATCCATTTCCTTTTCCGAGATAGATCCTTTTGTTTGCGAGATTGCTTTGAATACAAATTCACCGCTCAACTGAGTAAATTTTTCAGCGTTGGCTAATTCTTCTTTTTCGGCATCTGTAAAATCAACTCCCGCAGACATTGCATATTTTCTGAGTGTATTTTTAAAGGGTTCAAATCCACCAGTATCATCCACTTTATCTAATGTACTTAGCATCGTTTTAACTGTCTGAATAGTATTTCGCCCAGTGAGTGCCCTACCCTTCCAATCAGCCTCAGTAGCCATTGCTTGATTATCTTCAGTTTTGTTGATATTCGCTTCCCTTTCATCTCGTGGATCGCGGATTCGTGGAGGTTGAGTAGGTGCTTTTGCGACTTGTGGCCCGACAGTCCCGTCTGGGTTTACTCTTACTATTACATTCTGATTTGTGGCTGGGTCATTAATAGTCATCGTCTTACCAGTGCCTTTGTTGGCTTCAGCCTCTCTTCCTTGTAACTTCATAAAGTAATTACCAGCAAGCACAGGATCAACTCCCGCCTTCATTGCCATCGGACCAAATTCAGAGGAGTCAAGCTCCCCGCCTAATTTACCAACTTTTGGGGCGCTATCTCTTTGAGATTCTAAAAATCGATTCCTTGCACCTTGGTCACCGCCTAAAGCGAATAGACCAGGCTGTGCTTGGTTGAAATCTTCTAAGACTTCGGGGTTCATTTCCGTGCCGGACATAAGAAAGTTCGATAAGCCGATTTGGTTTTGCTGATTCTCTTCCACTTCTGCTTTCGCCTCGTTTCTCTCATCTATTCGAGTTTTCTCAAAAGCCGCCTTCTGTGCAAGTGCATCGCCGGCACTCCTTTGAGCCAGCCTAGCAATATTCATCTGCTGTTCAGCACCTTTTTTACGCTGGTACTCTTTTTGCAGAAATGGATTCTTGGAAATATTAGCGGCGGCATCCTCGGGGAGTCCTGAACGCATTAATTCCTCTTTTATTTCATTCGCACGGGCTTTCTTTTCCTGTCCGATAAAATACCCTTTTGCGACCTCTCCGAGTGCTAGGCCAAACGCCTGGTTAGCATTCGCATTTGCCTGTCCCGCCCGCTCGATTGCGGATGGGTCGATTCTCATTAAGCCCGCCTGTACTGTATCTCCAATTGCCATAATATTAAAATAGTTTGTAACCGCCTGAACTCATAGTATTCCCTCCACCCCCTCGGTATGTGCTAATTCCTTGTCCAAAATTTTGATTTTGTTTGAGTCCTTGTCCCCGCTTACCACCTCCTGCGAGGAAACCTCCGCCTAATGATCCAATCGCTCCCATCAATCCACTAGCCATTCCACTTGCCGCTTGTTCGCGAGCCGCATAGTTGGCTGAGTCGTAGTTCGCTTTATTCGCGTATGCTTGCATCCCGATATTAACTCCCGCATCGGGATTTATCCGAGTTACTGATTCCTGTGGTAAACCAAATAATGCTGACCTTTCTCCGAATCCTTGAGCTGTGTAATTCTGCCCACCTCGAAGCATGGCCATTGGATCGACTGATGTCTGTCTATTTAGATTAGATGCATAAGACCCAAGGCTTTGTGCCTGTTGGCGATTCTGTCCGATAATATCTCGTAAATAATCCTCTCGGCTCATCGCCTCAGCGGCAATGCCCGCATTATCCATTCCCCTACCCCTCGCCACTAATCCTTCACGGGCGGACTGAGTGGCTCGCCTTCTCATTTCGGGCGATAGGTCAGTCATCTGTGCTTCATTGAACGCCTGATCGGCTAATTGATTTGCCTGGTTAGTGCGAGCTTGCATGAGCGGATCGGATGCCCGATAAGCCTCATTCATGTCTGCACCAAATCGACCCATCATGGAAATATCTGAACCCGCCTGTCTTTCGGCCATTTGGTTTCCAAAAGTTTGGGATCTCATTGCCGAATCCTCGGCTAGTTGGGCCATCGGATCGGCGGCCCGTTGGGCCATATTAATCTGATGCTGTTGGTACTGCGGGTCATACTTTTGACGAACTCCAAGCATTTGATCTTGCATCCCCGAATCGGCCATCGCTCCGACATAATCACGGGCAGATTTACCCGCATCAAATTCGGCTAATTTGGGTGGTTCTTTACCTCCCCCAAAAAGTTTCTGTAAGAAAAAGGAAGGGACTCCCGAGGAGTTAACCGGTTCACCCGCTCCACCCGCTTCCATAAGCATTTGGGCTTCCTGTTGATTAATGTACGCTAATCCTTCGCCCTCGGGGGCTTCGGAGTTGAGGAGGGCGGCGGCTTGGCGAAGGGGATCTTCAGGCTCATAGGATGGAATGCCCGAGGGAGTCAATTTCCCTGATGCACCAGCATTCTTTAAAATCTTCTTTTCTGCATCATTTATATATGCGAGCGATTCACCTTGTGGGGCATTATACTGGGCAACTAATTGGTCGGCCATAGATTGGGCGTATGCTTCGGGGTCCGATAATTTCTGTAAAATGTCCATAGTATTAAGTCTTTATTATGTAATTTAAAATGATGGTCGGCTGGACATTGTTGTGCGAACCGCCTCCGCCCGTTGAACTAGATGTGGCTGTCCCTGTATCTGGACCATCTCCAATTCCACCTACAGTAGCCCCCCCAGATGGCCCCGTTCGATTATATGTGTGAGTATGAGACGGCATTTCTGCGATGGTAAGTTGGTGATCTTCGAGTCCGCCAAATGCTCCTAAGTTATCCCCGTTTATTCCGCTTTTTGCGGTGGTTAATCTGTTAGCCGATGCTCCGCCCATATTATCCTGTCCGGCAATTACTCGGCCTCGTAAGTCGGGAAGATTGTAGGTGGATGTTCCGTTGCCCGCACCATATTGAGTCCCTAGGACATCAAATAGCGCTGTATTTACGGAAGCCACTTGGCGGTCGATTGGAGAACCATCGCATAATAGCCAATCGCCCGCATTCCCCGGCAATGCTGTGCCAGCGCCAGCGAATGGTACGACTGCGCCTGTGGGCATTATTGCATTTATAGCCGCTTGAGCCAATTTTGCGGCAGTTACTGCTCCGTCCTGAATCTTGATAGTGATGACGGAATCCGTGGCCAACTGAGTCGATGTGATTCCAGCATCTTTTACTTTTAATTTACTCGTACCCGAACTTAAAGTAAGAGTTGAATCATCAGTCGTATCTGCCGCCGATGTAAAAGTCGCACTATTGCCGATATCATTTAGCTTGCTGGCCGTGACTTGATCCCCGCTTGAAAATGTTTGCCCTGTTGTTAAAACTCCCATGATTTTTTCCTCTTTATGAAATGCTTGTTGTTGCTCGATCTGTGATTTGTGCGTCTACTTTTACTGCTCTTAAAAATGGTCTGCCTGTGTTTGGTTTAAAATCTGCCTGTATTCCAAAGCCTCTTTTGTTCACCCTCATTCTAAGCGAGGAATCCTCGTTTGCCGGCAATGTTGAGCCGATTAGACTAGAGATCGAGGTGGCCGATGATGTGGAGTCAGGATCTTCGGTTATAAAAGTAATATCACCATCCGTTACCGTCTCGCTTCCACTCTTAATATGAAACTCGGCTCGACTGAATTTTTTCCTGTCCAACGACTCAGCGTCATATTGACGAGTGGTTACTTGGCTGACAATAGGGATAGTTGCGGGAATCGCCTGACCGGCTGTCATGCTTACCACATCTCCCCCCTCAAATCCATCGACTTTATGGACTCCGCCTTCTTCAGTTGTTAAATAGAGTGCATTCTGAGAACCTTCTTTCCCGACTATTAATTCTCGAATTGCAAACTCGGTTGAGTTAACTGTGTCGATGCTTTCAAAGCCTCCATTAAGGAAGCTGTACACGATTATAGTGTTCAACTTGGAGGCCAATGCCCCACTCTCAGAATTTAGTGGTAAGGCGATCCAATATTTATTGTCAAAATAAACTCCGCAAGACAGATGAACATAGTCCTGGTTTATTCGTTCGATAAATGGCTGGATGGTTTCGGAAATTGGTGTGCCTGTCCCCCGCAAATTATAAGCGTCAAGAAATTCGACTGAATATATACCTTGGTCCGATAAGAACATTATCTGGTTGGCCACCTGGACAACTGACTTTCTTGCCGAGCATCCAATTTCTGTGGTTACCACATTAGTGGAAACATCGGCAAGAGATCCGCTAATCCCACTCATCAGATGGATCGATTTTCGATTAAATACTACGAGTGAGTCTTTTGTGAATGGAGTAAGCTGAACGAGGTAATCACTTTGCCCGGCGGATGGTCTGAACTGATTTCCGATTACATCCACTGTATCAAAATCCATGATGTCAGATGCTACGATTTCATCTCTAATTTCTCGATCCGCTGGAGTGGTGGCCGAGGTGTACCAGTAAGGCATCCAAAGCCTTCGCTCATGGACGATACCCCAAGGTGCGGCGGGTTGGTGGATGTAGCCTTTTCCGACTGCCAATGGTTTATTGACTGTCAGAGTTTTGGAATCCCCGAGGGATACATTTGCGACATCTAGATTGAAGGTAAATTGGTTAACTGTTGGCGCTCCCGTGACTCTTACTTTTTGGTTCGCAAATAAATCAAATGGGCTTGTACCTGACTGAATAGTTAAGTCATCCCCAGCGGACAGGCCGTGAGAATTTATATCCATCGTTACCACTCCATCCTGAGCGACTGTTGTGGTGTCAGTAAGGTAAAGCGGTGCAGTATAAGTCCCGTTTGCAACTTTACTAAAGTCCGAGAAATATTCAACCTGTGCGCCGGAAACATTGAAGGTTGCCGTTTGGGAGGTTGCCATTGTTACAGTGAAAGAATTGGTCGATTCAGTGACCACCTGGTAACAGTCATTTGGGTCGTTGGTATATGCCCCCAAGCCGGTTAAAGTAACATAATCATTAACCGAACGGCCATGTGCTGTGGCATTTACTGTTATTGTCTGCCCACTTTGTGATGCAGATGTGACACCTACTCGCTGAACTGCTGGGCTGGCCTCGAGAGTTGTCTGATTTGTCCGAAAGATATACATCTTCCCGAGTCCCTGAGTCATCTGAACCGGCCCATCGACTGACTCCCCTCCCGCTTCATACCGACACTTAAAAAGTGCCGAGTCTTTCAGACGGAGGATTATGCAAGTGGTATCAGTGGCGGTAAAAATATAGTCATCGTTATTCGATGTGGCATCTGAGAAAACTGCCGAGCCGAATACTTCATTTACTCCGTTATCGTTGAGGGTAAAGCTGTAATTATCTGAGTCATTTGGATCTCCCCCTTGAAACTTTAAAGTTGTACTGATTGATGTGCCAGTCGATGCGACTGAAGGATTTCCCGATGGGCTTGCGGGGGTGTCAACTGTTACAGGCAGTGTTTCATCTACCCCTGGTCCATTGTATGAAACCGATGATGCAGACCATGCGGATGCATTACTTGCATTTGTGCTGGTAGACCAAAAAGATGAACCGCCAGTAGTACCAGGTTCGTTACTGGATGAACTGGTATTGTCCTGTAAACATTTATAAAATACTCCGTTATGCTTAACGAACGAGCTAGAAATATAAGTAATCTGATTCGTTGTAAAATTGACCGACTCTAAAGGGAAAGTTCCATTGGGGCTGTCAGTAGTAAAACCTAAATCTGCTATGGTTATATCATCGCCGGGAACAAAGGATAAAGAAGGAGTTGCATTTAAGGTTGCGGTAACTACTCCGCCTAGCCTCTGAGCCGTAGTAATACGGTAAGGCAATCGGATCGCATTTTCACCCGAGGTAATCGATCCAAACAGAGTCGATAAACCTTTGCGAGTCTGCCAAGTTCCATCCTTATTCATTCGACCATTCTTGGACAATGCTACCTCACCAGGCTTTAACTGATTAGGGCGTAGACGGGCATTCATCCGCAGAAAGAAAGTATCCCCTTCCGATGTGAATGGGTCGTCAAGCTTTCCGTATGATCGATACCGACTCACTTCTTCTTTAACTCTTGGTAAATCTTAACCGCCATATATATAATCGTCATCCCACCGGCAATAATACCGATTAGTTCATGGAAAGATCCGCTTATGCTCGCCAACGATCCACCAAAACCAGCTAGTGCAGTTCGGTCCATTAGAATAGGCAGTCGAGGATTATAATGCCAATGACCAAGCCAGCTAAAACAGTAAACATCTTTGCTTTCTTTGAAAGAGTTGAGAATTGATCTGCGAGTAATTTAAGATTTTTCACGGGAGGGTGGTTTTACGGGAAATGGTGCGCGAGTCTGATGTTTAATTGCTTCGGTTTGGGAACACTGACGGGCAGTTCTTTTTGCTACGAAGATTGGAATGGCAAGGTAGCCACCAAGTAATACTGCCGCTCCAATTAGGATGTTCTTAATAGTGCTGGTGAACTTCTCAAAGCCTGTTTTATGCTCCGCAAGTCCAGCGCTCAAAAGTTTATCCACATCTCCGTGTGTGATGGATTCTACAAGCTCTTTTTTTTCGTCTGAGAGTTCGTAAATCCTAGAACCGGCATACGCAGTTCCCGCACCTAAAGCCGCACCGCCTGGACCGAATATTCCTCCGACAGCCGCACCGCCTACTGTTGCGGCGGGGGTGATGAGTGAGCGCATGGAACAGCCTGTGAGGCACAACGCCAATACTATTATGGCGGTGTAAATCATTAAAAATTAGGATTTTTCCACTCGTCAGTCGCTAAAATGGTGAGTATCTCAGAATGGGTGTATTGTGTTTTACCATCCAAGAATGAAGGTGTTGTCTCTCCATCAAACTTAACAAATGTTTTCGTTTCACTATTATTGTAACGAATCGTGCTTGGACTTGTTTCCTCGACTTGGTTGAAATTTACGGAGTCTACTTCGTCCGCATTGATTATCACATATTTTCTGCTCATAATTTTTAGGGTGCGGTAGTTGAAGTAAATGAAGCTCCATTTGCAAGAACCCCATCGTTTGATCCTTTATTGTCTGTTACACCTGTACCTGTGCCAGAATTATTATCTCCATTTCTCCACCAATTCAGTAATGTGCTTGATTGGTCGTAATTACCTAAGTCAGCTTTGAGGTCAATAGGTGCAGAACTTATTGCCGAAACATTAGCTGAAGACAAAGCACTACTCCAAAGAGCCACCTCATCAATGTACCCATCCAAATGGTTATAATTACCACCCGCCCATTTACCGATAGTGAAAGAAGTTCCCCAACCTGATCCTATACCCGATACTGTTGCAGTACCTTTAATATTTCCATCGATATAGAAACTTAAATTAGTTCCTGACTGTACTGTGGTAAAATTGTACCATGTCCCTGTGCTTAGTGCAGAAAAAGTGATAGTGTCGGTATTCCCATTATTGTGGTAACGAAGCGAGCCTGATGTATAAAGTTGAACCCAAAAGTTATTACTAGAACTTCCTTCGCCACCAATTAAAATAGGCTGGTCAGTTCCGATAACGTCAAAATTCACCCACAATGATGTTGTAAGATTGGAAATCGAGTTTATGCCAGTCACATTTCCACAAGCAATATAATCATTAGTTCCATCTAGTGAAATAGACCATTCGTTTGCAAACGGCCCAACTCCTCTTTCACCAGCTAGGATATAATTATTTGAGCTAGTTGTTACAATTTCAATAGCAGCATATTGTCCAGCGGTTGAATTGTAAGCGGCAGAACCACTAGGGATAAAATTTTGAATTGTTGTACCTGAACCAGCAAGTATTGTTACCTTTCCCGTCCCTAGTTGAACCAATTTACAATAAAAACCAGCAGTCAAACCGCTTGGAATTGTGATTGTAACCGCAGAGGAATTAGAACAAACAATTACCTTTCCATTATCACTACTGCTTAGTGTTCTAGTTGTTGAACTTTCTGCTACTGTTGTAAAGAATGCTGGACTATAGGCTGTACTTGCCGTTGTTGCCGCAGTACCGAGTCCTAAATTTGTCCGACTCGTTCCGGCACTCGCAACATCAGATAAATTATTAGCCGCTAGTAAATCGCCTTGTGGGGCGGCCGCTACCAGGTTGGCAACTGTTACTTTTTTAGTTGTGCCGTTAGACGAACCGGTGGTATCCGAGACATCCGTTATTGGGATAATATCGCCGACTGCTGGGGTTGCCCCGAGTGCATCTAATGAGCTTAATTTTTTATTTGCCATTTTTTATTTTCCTTTAATCGAATGCTAAAATGTTTCCATCCTCAGTGTTTAAATACGGTCCACTTTCTGCCTGTAATGCACCATCGACTCCGATGGGTGGGATGTGCGAATCTGCATCGCCCTCCCCTATTAGTAAGCCTAGTGCGAGATCCGGCATTGATTATCCCTTGTAGAGAATGCAAGCCCCCGAAGTGAGCGAAACCGATGTGCATGGTACATACAGAACTTGCCCAGCGGCGAAGGTAACTGCATCGGAAATTAAGTCGGCTGAGTCATCCATTTTGCCGACTAAACTGGCAAGGACTGAGTCCTCGGTAAACTGGATCGCTGTCCATCCCGCTGTGCCGTTTGTTTTTGTTGCGGTATCGTTGACATAGGCCGACCCATTGGCTCCCATGCTGTTGTTTACATTTATTGCTGAGATTCCCATAATTATGATGTGGTTAAAATGTTAACCCCGAACGAGTAGCTCGGGTAGGTGTTAAAAGTTATTTTATTTTGGCCTTCCAGTCGCTCGGCTCTGTCCATTTCTAAAGCTAGATATTCCTCACTCCTCTGCTCTTCTTGCATAGCCGCCTCAGTTTGCCCGTCCCCCCTCAGAAAGTCAGATAGGCATCCGGCAACCAGGTAGTTCATTAGAAACATTGGAACATTTTGCTCGTCACCCGATTCTTTCCCATACTCAGGGCGAACTAAATTGCCCATTATGAATATTG